ATACTTCTAACATCTGGCGGTGTAAGAAAGGCAAGTCATAAATCTGTGGTGCCATTTGAGCTAATTGGATAACTGCTTGATACTGAACTACCCGTTGGCTCAAAGTTGCTGCATTAGGATCTGATACTGGCAAAACTTCTACATTGTTGTAGTCAGCTTGTTTGGCACGAGGCGTGCCTTCTTCTGGCTCGTATGTATAGTCTGGGTCTGTGTAATCCCTAATGATGCCCGCAAGAAGCTGCAACTCTTGTTTTAACGCAAAGTGGACACGGGCTTGAACAGCCGACATAACCTTAAGCGTACGTTCCAAAATTGCAAGCGTTGTTCCAACAGGTGCTTGATTAGACATGTCAGAAATCTGCATATCCGAAGTAGCCGCAAAGCGACGACCTTCTTCAACAATCTTATCCAATAAACCCGACAAAACCATCGAAGGTTCTTTATAAGGCAATGGCAAAATGTTATCTCGAATAGTGCCTGATCCAACATCCACGTCCCTAAACTCGCCCGGAGCAATAGGGGTGTCGTCGCCTTTAATTCTTAAACCACGGCTTTTTAAACCACCGGGTAAATTACTAAGGGTTCCCGCGTCTACGAGCTGACGAATAATGCTCGTTGCAGATTTTGCAAAGCCACCAATCAAGTGGAACAAGCCAAAGCCATAAGCTCCGTAGCCGGGAATATATTGGTAATGAACAAAGTGGTGGCGTTTTAACTTAAGCGGATCTTCTTCTTTCCAGTTACGGCGAATAGACAGAATCTCACTTGTGCCCCTAATCATTGTTATTACGTATGGAAGGGCTATACCTGTAAGCTCGCCATCTTCGTCTGTATCTTCGTAGCCGGGTAAATCTAAATCGGCATGTATCTCGTATAGCTCAAAGCGGTCGTCGTAGCTAGCACTAAATCCGGTTTCTCTGTCTTTACGTTCTTGTATATCTGTTTGGAACTTTTCTGGTTCGCCTAACTCAATGTCACGATAAAACCCAGCGTTCATTAGTTTAAGTAGCTCGTTCTTGGTCTTACGCATGCGATGCGAGATGCGAAAACAAGTATTAATGTCACTAACGCCGTACGGCAAAATCACGTCTTCTGCTGGAATAAACACAGAAACTTGACGACCAAGGCTGGGGTCAAAGTAAACTTTCTTAAATGCAGAACCCGCCGATGGCAAGTTCCATAACATTTTTTCGTGCTCTGTGCGGTACTCAGGCATCTTCTCCGTTAGCTGGTAGTTCATGTCTTCTTCTACACGAACAGCCGCTTCTTTTTTCTCAGGAGTTTCTTTACCTATAATTTGTGTACGTACTGGGCCTTTGGCTGGAAACGTTTCCATAATGGTGTCTGATTGAAAGCGCACCACTGCTTCTGTAATCATTGGGTGGAATACACCGCAAGCGCCATCCCAAGGTTCTGTTCTTTCTTCAAACTTTAAACCTAGCAATGTAATACCGTCTTTGTACATCTTCTCCCAGTCTTTTCTGGAAGCTAAGTCGTTGTCTATGTCACCAATTAAATCGCCAGCTAATGCTTGGAGTTCACCTTCACTAACAACTTCTGCAAGGTTCTCATCAAAGTCTTCGTCCTCGCCATCTTTTTCTATGCTAAGGATTTCTTCGCCGTCTGCGCTAATGCGCACAGCTTCTGGATCTTCAATCTCAACTTCGATGTCTGGTTCACCTTCTGCCAATTGTGCTAATCCTTGTGGGGCTTGGTATAACGTTTTATCTATTGCCATAATTTTTCCTAGTAGTACGCCGCTTTACGACGATAGCGATACTGCATATCGTCATCTTTCTCATCTGAATCTAAACTAATAAACCCGCCTTGTCTGTAACGCAGAAGCGCTTGGGTGCAGGTGTCCACAAAGTCATCGTGTTCGCCGACAGGAAACGATGCAATTTCTTCAATTACTTCTTTTGCCCAACGCGTATCTGGAGCCCATACTTTACCAGATGTAAACAAATCTGCCACGGCATTTAGTCTAACCATTTTATCGTTACCCCTTGATGGGGTGAATTCTTGTACCGGAATGCCAATCATTCTTAGCTCTTGGATTAACGGAGCACCGGCTGCTTTTTTCTCAACTATAAAGGCATCTGGTTTCCATTCTTTGTAATGCTTTAACGCTGCTATCTTTAGTTCTGGAAACGTAAGCCTATCTTTAAAAGCGTCCAATAGAATCAAGTTGGGGTTGTTTTTATCCTCATTGTTATACCAAACGCCCCATGTTGTACATGCGGAATAGTCCGATGTAGTCTTTGTTTCGTGTGCCGTATCCCAAGACTGGATAACATACTCACATTTAGGTGGGTCTTCTTTATCCCATATTTGCCAGTCTTTTCTTGAGATTAAAGCCGCCATGTCTGACGTGGGGTTCTGCATGTACTGGGCGTTCCAATACCGTGGGTCAAGCTGTTGTCTTGTTGCTTGCAGTAATTCTAAGGGCCATTGCGCAGGCCAAAGGCTTTTTTCATGATCTGTACCAGCGTCTAGGATGGCTGGCAGTTCTACTAGTTCCCAAGGAACGCTGTCCGGGTTCTTAATGTTGTAGTCAATTAACCGCCCAGTTAAGTCTATCAAAGACCACCGAGTCATAATCACAATAATCGCACCGCCCGGCATAAGCCTTTGTAGTGGCCCCGTTTGAAACCAAGACCAAGCATTATCAAACGCCGCCCGGCTATTAACCTTTATATCTTGTTCGGAATGAGGGTCATCAATAACAAATAAATCAGCACCACGTCCAGCAAGAGCACCGCCAACACCAACAGCGTAGTATTGTCCACCAGCCCCAGTACTCCACTTCCCAGCAGCTTTTTGATCATCTGCGACAACCGTGTTGGGAAAAACTTCTTTATATTCATCGCTTTCAATTAGATTCCTTACTCTTCTACCAAAATCTTCGGACAATCCAGCCGTGTGGGTTGCCATAATAATCTTTTTATCTGGGTATTTACCCAAGAAGTACGCCGGAAACAAGTAAGAACTGAACTCTGACTTACCCATACGAGGGGCTATGTTGATGATCACGCGCTTTTTCTTACCGTCAATCACGTCTTGAAATATTTTAGCCAGTTTTCTGTGTTGTGGGCCTACTTTAAATCCCGGATATACCTGTTTTGCAAAAGATATAGGGTCGCTTTGTGCCGCTTTTAAAGAAAACCTATTTTCTTGTTCGTTCAAGTCGTCCAAAAACGCCAACTTCTCAAAACGGTTCATGTCTTTTAACGCTAATTGCGCAGCTAGAGCTTCTTGTGGTGTTAAAAAATCAAGATTCATCAGTTTTCTTTACTATTCTTATCTTTTCAACCACATCTACCACGTCTACTGCCCCCATATAGCGCCCAAGTTTCTCTTTAATGCGCTTTTCTAGCTCTTCATCGCTCATTTCTTGGCGTTTAACCTCTACTCTGTCCGTAAACAGGGCTACTTCTGTGACTTTACCCAGCAACTCTAAGGCTTTAAGACGTATTCTGGCATCTGGATGGCTGGTATCTTTAACAATTTTGGTAACTGCTAGGCTTCTTAAGTTTTCTGCTTGCTCAACAAACTTCCATTGGTATGCAGTTACCATGTTTATGGCGCTTTGCACTTCTTCGGGTACTTCCATTTGAAGTAACTTGTCTTTTGCGTCAGGGTCTCGTAGCGTTAGGGCATTAAATATGTTTGCCACTTTCTCTTCCTGCGCATGGGTCAGGATTTCTTCGTCTTCTTCTGAAAAGCTTTGTATCCAGTCGCTGGTTTTCTTTTGGGCACTTAGGGTTTGTGCGGGGGTAAGAGTATCAAGAGAGACAAACGAAGCGTCGGAGCTGGTAAGTTCCGGAATAAAATCCGCTAAGGCGGGTGAGATGAGGTGGTCTAAAAACAAACTGCAACTTCTCCTTAAGGGCGTAGGAAACACACGATATTGTTTGGATTATATATGTATTTATTTTTTGGTGTATACTTTTTTTACGTGCCACTTTTCCTTCGTTTGTTGGTTACGTACTCCTTCACATGAGTCTGATTAGCTCGGTGACTTTACCCCCGGCTCCGTGCCGGGGTTTTTTTAGGGGCGGTTAAGCCGCCATTAGAGGATGTAGTAGCTAAGAATTTTGCGGCTTTCTGCTTAGCGTGTACTAACTACCAAATCTACGCCCCACCCTTGTGTCTAAGATTAGACATACTCCCCTTTATTTTTTACAAATTTTGACATTTTTTAAAATTGTGGTTAAGGAATAGTGATCGGGTGACCAAGCCTACCTCGTCAACATAAGGGTTCATGCCCCCCTAGTGGGGTCTAACCTAGCCCAAAGCACAGTTCTCCCAAACCTACTATGTTATAATAGAGGTATCGATTAAGGAATTAGTTGATGTGATGCCGAGCCACTTGCTCGGCTTTTTATTTAGGAGAATCAAATGAACGAATTAAAACAGTTGCTTGTTGCAATCACTACTCACATCAAAGCTGGCAAGACATTACGCCAAGCCCTTGATGCTATCAAGCCCGTATACGACAAAGCTAAGCCTGATGTGCAAGTCCAATACCAAATGGAAGTGGCTAAGCTAATCGGTGTTGAGTATAAGGTTAAGCCTATCATCACTAACCGAGGCACAGTCGGGTTCGATAGAAAGACCAAGGCAGGTAACGCCGCAAGGTCAATGTATGTCTATTACTTCCCACTTGTTACAAAGAAGAAGAATGGTAGAACTTCTACCAAACAAGTTAGCAAACAGGTTGACCCTATTACCCGCAAGTCCAAGGCAATCAAGGCATGGGGTATGACCAAGGCTCAGGTATTAAAAGCAGTTGAGATTGCATTTGCCAAGTAGTCCACAACAAGTTTGACAGCGTATAGATAAACAGGGCAAGCAAGACAATGCTCAGCTATTCCATATTCTGTCAAACCTATCACCACTAACCAAGGAGTAATCATGATTTATTTCAATACAAAGAAAGAAGTAACCGAGTTCTTAGCCAGCTTGAAGTCTGCTGGTATCCGTTGCGGCATCACCAAACGTGATGGTCGTTATCTCTTACAAATACGTTAAGGAGTAATCATGCAAGCGGCAAAACCATGCGGTAAAACGCTAGTATCAATAGCAACCCAAAGAGCTGAACGCCTTATCCATCAGCACAAACTAAACGAAGTAAACGACTACCTGCTCGAAGCATTGATTGATG